CAATTCGATGTAGTCGTACTGGAAAGAACAGGTGGCTTGTACGTGTATGCGAGCTCTACAGTTAATGCAGCGTTCGGGGTTGGTGCCAACATGTGGGTGTCATCATCATAAACAGCATAATACTTGGGAGTACCTGCTCCAGTTGATGTCCTATTTGGCGCAAATTCATTCATAAATGAAATATCTTTTTGTATCAAGAAAGTTCTATTATTTGACCCATCTATTATTTGAATATACCTAGTCGCTTCCCAATCGGAAGGTAGCGGTAAAAAAGGGTTATTTACTGTTAAAGTAGCAGTATCGTATCTTCTATAATAATTAAGATCTACTGTTCTTCTTAATTTATCTTCAGTAGATATTATAAATTGATTAATGATAGCATCTGTTAAAACATCAGAAGAAGTTTCCGTATAATTTCTAACGTTATCTAATAAATCTGAATAATCACTCATGATGTGCTCACTGTAACATTACCTACAGCTGATAGCAACCTTGTAGGTTTTTTAGGTGCCTGTAATTCTAAAGGCATCATGCTTTTAGTTGTAATTGTAAAAGTTGATCCATCTGCCCTAGTGTGAGTCACAACTTGATCAGCTGTTTCAAATGAATTTACAGCTAATCCAAAACCTTTACCATCATAAGGGGCGTCAGCTCCATCTGGTTTTACGACTGTTCTCCCGCCACTTATAGGTCCGTTAGCTCCACCTACAAAAACTCTTGAAACTGCAATTTGTGGTCTTGCGTTTTCTAAAGATTGTGGATCATTTACTATAGGTAATGGTTCTAATTGCGGATGCTTTTCTTCGTATTCACTTATATGAACTGTTGATCCATTCCATTCTTTTACCATTTCGTTATATGGAAAAGCCATACCAGATCTATCCGATATTCTTTTAGCAAATTTTCCTGATGCGTATTTACCCATTACACACTCGGTAAATATGATTTAGGTGTTAAGAAAACACTTGTTCTCTCACCGTCAGTGTTTGCCGCTCGTTGAAATTCGTCTTCATAAACCTGTTTTAATAATTGAATTCTATCTGGTGTTTTTTTCATAGCAATGTAATAAGCTAACCCGGCGGTCAAACATGGAAGAAAACGAAAAGGTATCTGAGCATTATTGGTGTAATCACCAGCATCAAACATGCGAACAAGAGCGTAATAACGTAGAGTATACGTTGTATCAGCTGCAGGATATAGAAATAGTGTTGGGTTTATCGTACGCTCAAAGTAATATTGAGTTGGTCTTCCGCTGGTTGTTTTAACTGCATAATTCAAATAAGTTGATCTACTAATAGAAGTAGCGCTAAAATCATTATTGCTGCTGTCTCTAATAACTACATCAGTGATGTCTACAATTTGTTGTGAATCATTTGCGTCTGATCCAAACAAACTCGTGCCAGTTAAACTAGTTGTATTAGCAGCTATGCTTTTTTCTTGTAATTGTATAGTCCAAAGATTTAATCCTCTGTTAGCCCATTCAGCCAACATAAGATTAAGTGAACGCCTTGCAGTTTGCAAATCGTATCCGCTACGAACTTGCAAACCACATCGTTCATATGCTTCTTCTGCTATCTCGTCGATTGATAAATCAAAGCTAGCTGTAGATGCATATGTTGGCATTATCTTCTACCTTTTTTCTTAGCAGATTTTTTCTTAGTTTTTCTTTTGGTACTATTTCCACCCTTCATTGCAGGCTTCATCTTAGTACCCATTCCGCCCATCATTTTGGTTTCCATACCTCCACGCATTTTAGTTTTCATACCGCCACGCATTTTAGTTTTCATTCCACCACGAGCCATTACAGATTTTTTCTTCATAGAGATCTCCTTATTTTATTATAAGTTTTATATCGCGATTTAACCACCTCATTGTAGTATTCTTTTGGCCACCCATCATAATAGCCAGCCTTGTGTAATTTATCAGAAGCTTCCTGTAATTGCGAGAACTTTTGTATTAACATCATAGAATACTCTAATTCCCCATCGTATGACTCGTCTGGACCTGGATCTACTAAAAAAGCGTGCTCCTCCAAAGTTGGTGTGCCTCTAGGGTGAAAACCCATAAAATATATATCTTTACGATTATACCAAAAATTATAAGAATCTATAATGTCTTGAAAGTTTTCTAAGGTATAACTAAAATATGGATCACAAAAAATTAATATTTCATGTTTGTTTAAGTCTAAATTATCTAACTCTCTGTTAAGTTCTGTCTTATACCATTTATTTTTTTGTTTAATTTTTATTAATACTTTTTTATCTGCCCAGGTCTTTTTAGCAAAAGGACAAGCAGGCATTCCATTTAAATGCTGATTAGGAACTTCTAGATTTAATCTAGACCATTTACGAATATCATTTTTTATTTGCTTTTCTAATGGCATCTTTTCCTTTTTTGAATATGGCTGCAACTTTAGATTTGCCCATAACCTTGGCTCGTTGTTCACCAACTGTTAAAATTTGAATTTTTCTAGCATATGGCTTTTTAACTTTTTTAACTTTTGCCACTGTCTTTCGAGCATCAGTAGGAGTAGCAAACTTGATAGATACAGTATCGCGTGGATTCTCATCCGTGTAAAGTCTCCTGCCACTACCTTTTGGTTTTTTGCCCGTGCCAACTTTAGGATCTCGTCTTTTAGAAGACACCTCTAAACCCAAATCCTTTTACTGCTGCACCAGCTCTTCTTGTATCCATACCATTCATTGCAAATGTTTTTACGTTTGTAGGTTTACCACCTACTCCTTGAGCTTTACTTCTTTTACGTTTGACTGCAGATCTTCTTTGACTTTCTGTCATTCTATTTGCTTTTGCTAAAGGAACACATTTAGGATACTTTCTTTTTGCATCCTTCTTTTGTTTAGATCTACCACACTTTTCAAAGCCGCCACCTTTTTTCTTTGATCCGATGTCAACCCACTTTTGAGCAAACCATTTTTTTAAACCTGATTTAGCCATTAGGTTAATTTAGTTTGTTTTCTACTCTTATCCTTTACAGCACCACATCCAGCAGCAATTATTGTATTAACACCCTCTTTAGCCATCACTTTTCTTGCGTTAGATACTAGCTTACGTTGTTGTGAAGTTCTGTTACCATCAGCGTTAGGCTTTGGTCCTTTGAAATCTTTTCTTTTAACACCGCTTGGATCTTTGATTTTACCTGCGCATATTTTAGATGCATAAGCATTTGCATATGCTGATGGGTATACTTTAAATTTTCTTTTTGCTGCGGCTTTACCTCTTGGACATAATTTAGTCATTATCTTTTCCTCGCAGTCTGTGCAGCTCTTTTAAAATTAGCTGCAGTAGGAGCACCTTTAGCGCCCTTTTTTCTCATTTTGCCACCACGTTTTCTTTTAGCATGAATGTTAGCATACAAACCTTTTCTCATCCTTGACCTCTATATTTAACGTACTGACGTCTTTTATTTTTGTTCTTTGGCCTTGTGCGTGAAGAACGCCCTATACTAGTTCTTTTTTTGACAGGTGTAAAGTATTCGTTAGATGGTGGTTTAGCCATTTCTACATCTGTGATAAAGGGTTTTCTAATGCAAGTTTTATTTGTTTATCTATCTTTTCTTCTAGCTCAGTCATGGCTTGCTCCAACTTATCCGTCAATCGTGCCATGTCATCCTGAATGTCCTTCGTGGTTTGTCTTAACTCCTGGTTGGTTTCTCTCGAATCTTCTTTAACTAATTGCTCTACATCATTTACTATTTTCTCTACTCGTCTCACATCTTGTCTAAGATCGTTTTTCAGTTCATTGGCAACATCACTCACTAATCTGATTTCCGACATGATCATTTCCATTTCTTGCATAATCATGTTTACTTCCGTTTGTATTAGATCTGTTTTGCTATTTAATTCTTCTTTTGTTAAATCTATTCTTTTATCGAATCCTGAAAGATCTGGCGCAACATACTCTTGAATCTGTTCTTTCATGGTTAAATAGTCTTTGTAAAATTCAAAACCGCCCCACAGTCCACCACCAAGTGTTGTTAGAGCTGTTAATATTACAAAGATCTTTCCGCCTTTGAACTTTAATCCCGCAAACTCAACCTCTGCCATCGCTATTCCGAACCCGTCTGCCATTGTTGCATAATCATATTATCCATTTTAACATCACTGCCACCAAATAAAAACCATTGTGCTGTATTGTTATTTTGTAGTTCTGCATCTGGTATCATATAATCCGTAAAAAAATCTAATCTATCCTCTAATTGTTTTTGTGATTCAAAAAATGTTTTAGTGTCACCTAACACTTGCATCACGATTAATGTTTTTAACTGATTTGTTGAATCATATCTACCCTTATCACCCATCTTCTTAACTATTTTCTTTGCGGCTTTTTCTTTCTTTGATTCAGGTTTTTTTACATCCGCATCGTCTTCACTCTTATCTTCCGTTTCTTCCATATCGCTTGGTTCACTCTCATTCTCCTCAGCCTCTGAAACGCTTTCTTCCGGCTCAGACTCCTCTTCCGCATTAGCTTCAGCTTCTGTAGAATCCTCTTCAGTAGACTCATCCACGGATTCTGGCTCAGCTTCAGCTTCGGGTTGAGATTCTGGTTCTGGTTCTGGCTCATT